TTCTTTGCGAGGTCGGTCAACAGGGCGTCGTAGCTGTCGCTCAACCGCTGGTTGGCACGCTCGACCGTTTCAGGCATTTCGGCGAACTGCTTCTCGGTCAGTTCCTTGGCCCGAAGCATCGCCTGCGCGATCTTGATCGACGTCAGTTCGCCCTCGGAACCCATCTTGCGAAGCTCGCCGATGGTCAGACCGATGGTTCCGTCAGCGCGTTCGAAGTTGTCTGCGATAGCCTTTGCCAGCGCCGGGAAGTTCTCCATGATGGAGCGCAGTTCGTCGCCTTGCAGACGACCAGACGCCAGCGCCTGACCGAACTGGATCATGCCAGACTGCATTTCACCTGCGGACGCGCCAGACACCACGCCCAGCTTCTGGACGGTATCGACCATCTGCAGCATCTCTTTCTGCGTCAGGCCAATAGCGGAGTTGTTGCGAGCAATGCGTCCGAACGCCTCGGCGGCGGCATCGAAGCCGAGTCCTGTTCTTTGGGTCGACTCGCGCAGGGCGTCAATTGCCTCGCGGGCTGCATAAATGCTGCCGAGGGAGTTCTTGAGCTTGCCCTCAAGGGCGTTCAGGCGGTCCTCGTACTTCGCAAGCGACTCGGCTGCCTTGTAGTAGCCGAACCCGACCGCGCCGACTGCGACGGTAGCCGCGGCAATACCGGCCCCAACGGGGCCAAGTGCGCCCGCCAGCCGCCCTAACGCGCCCGCTCCGGCGTTGATTCCACCGACCATACCGCCCATGCCGCCGCCGCCGCCAATCGCGCCAGCGAGCGCCTGCAGGTCTTCTTGGCTCTTCTTGAGGTTGCCGCTGATCCCTTCCAGCTTGCGGGCAAATTCCCCGGTAGCCCCTGCCGCTTTGCGCTGGGCTTCGGCGGCATCCTCCGTCGCCTTCTTCTTGCGCTTGACGGCTTCGGTCGCCTGATCGGTTTTCTTGGCGGTCTCTTGCTCGGCAGTACCGAGCTTGCCGACGTCCTCGGCAAACTTCTTCGCCAACTCCTGCGCTCGCTGGAGTTGGGAGGTATCTACCGTGAAGCCTAAAAAGAAATTCTCTGCCATGTCTTAACCCGTCCCGGTAGTCGAATCCACCGATGACGCGAGGAACTCGTCATCGACCGCCTTGATTGCTTCCACTTCCCACGGGTCAAGCTGGACCCTCATGACATCGCAGTACGCCTTTATCTCGGACCAGACGATTGGGTTAGGTCCAAAACCGTTCCCAGACCGTCCCTTGTGCAGCAGAATGAAATGGTTCCACAAGTAACGGAGCGCCGCTGGTAGCTCTGGAGACTCCAGAGTCTTTCCAGTTCGCTCGGCAACGACTGCGTAGTGGTCAGCCAGCGCAGACCCACCGACGCTGCGTGCGAGAGTGAACTGGTGCTTGGCATAAGCAATCAGCTCTCCAACGACGCTCTCAAAAAATTTCGGCGATTCGCCACAAAAACGTCGACCTGCTCGCGCACGACGGGATACGAGACGTACAGCGACCGCGCCACTTCGGTGGCGAATGGGATGTCATTCCCTTCCGTGTCGAGAACGTTTTCCCAGCCGACGGTCATCGCCGCCAGCATATCCAGCGAGTCCTTCTCGACCTCCTCCATATCCACCTCGTTGAGGCGCTTGGGGTCGTTGCCACGAGCCAGCCGCTTCTGAATCTGCTTGCGGGTGAACTCGCGGTAGACGTCGCTGTCGGGGCCGCGCAGACGGATGCGGACTGGCTGGCCGTTCTTGGCAATCAACGGCTCTTCGCCGTCGAACTGCTTCACGGTCATCAGTACGCCGAGATCAGCGAGGGACTTGGTATCAATCTGTGGCAGGTCAAATTTCATGTGGCTTTCCTGTGAAGTAGTGGTAGCCCGGGGTTTCCCCCGGGCCACCGGTGGGGTATTACGCGCTGCGCGTGATGATGATCGTGCCATCGTCAGCCGCTGATGCCGCGTCGTGATAGAGCGCTTGGAACGGCGACTGCAGGATGACCCCGCCGTCCGGTCCAACCGTCTTATTGGCACCCATGAGCTTCACACGGCCCATGGTGAACTTGAGGTAGTCGTTGCCACCGGCCTCGTTCAGCGTGACCTCAATGCCGATCTCCGTCTCGTTGAGGAAGTAGTTCAGCATCGTGAGGTTTTCGAAGTAGGCAGACAGGGTGCCGGTCACCACGAAGCGCCCGTAGAAAATCTCCGGAACGGTGACGCTGCCCACCACCGGGGTGCTGGACAGGTTGTTCTGGATCGTAAAGTCGAGCGATGTGATGATCGCCGAGGACGTGCCTTGGATCGTGAGTGAGCCGTTGACGCCGGACAGCAGTCCAGTCGTCGCAGCCGATGTCGGCGAGAGGAACACCGGCGAACCAGCGGTCGACGTGCCGGACATATTGATGCCCTGAATGCCGAAGTTCACCGTTGCCATACCGTTTGGCGGCATCGACACGGCGACGTCGCTGATGCGGCAGCCGACAAACGTCTCGGACACATCGATGTCAGGGTAGACCTGCTCAATGGTGTACGAGGTCTGGGTGGTTCCGGGCTTCAGCTTGTTGCTCGACCACGAGCCGCGGAGGGCAGCTGCGAAGAAGTCGTCGTACGAGGTACGCGACAGTTCGCCTTGGATGTTGCCAGCCACGCGGCGCACGCCGTGGCGCATATCGTAGACCTGCTGGTCCGGGCGCACTTCGTTGGAGGTGAACGCTTCCTTCGTCAGCGCGAGTGACGAGGACACGCGACGCAGCACCTGCCCAGCGGCGGTGGACTGCGTGCCAAGGGTGGTCTCTGGGGCGTAGACCACACGGACGTTTACGTTACTCTGCAGAGGCATTGTGGGACTCCTTTAGTCGTTGTCCCGGTGCCGGGACCAAAAAAAGTTAATTGGTGGTATGCCCAATCATCGTCACGATGACTGTGCCGTTGAGCCAATCCGGTTCCTGTGTCAAACCGACACGCTCCACCTGTTGCACGGTGGCATTCGCATCGCCGTATGACACGACGGTCCCGGGCCGAAAGTGCTGCATCAGCGACCCTGCGAGACTTTCCAGAGCGACAGTTCCCGAGTTCACGGGGTAGTGCAGCGTGAAGTTTGCCGTCACGGTGTGGGCGATATACCCACCCAACCCCGTCGCCATCACATCGGACGACACCGGGATCATGCTTTCTGAAACGTACGGCTGGCCCTTCACGGGCGTGAATTCGCGTCCTTCCCACGCTACGTCAGGCAGGCCGGTCAGCGTTTGCAGCCGGTCACGCACCGCGGAGCGCAGGTCTTTGTGAAACGTCGCTGCGCTCATGCCAACTCCTTCATGAGCTTGGTCACCACCGACTTCGCCCGCTTAACGTTGCGCGTTACAAAGAACCGCCCGCGCATCCGGCGAGTACCGAACTCGACATAGGGACCGTATTCAGCGTTGTTCGTCATCCAGAAAATGTCACCGGCTTTCACGTTGGCTGCAACGATAGAAACCTTCGAATCTGGGTTGCCGTTGCCCTGCGATGCCGCGGGCGCACCGATGGACGGCTGCCATGAGGAACGCAGAAAGCCGGTATCGACCGGCGTGTCCTTGACCACATTTGCCGCGATCTCTTGGCACGTCTGCCGCGCCAGCGCGTCCATGTCCCCTTTGAACTTGGATGCCCAGTTCGACAGCTTCAGGTTGAACTCACGACCGTTGCTCATGTCAGCGCTCCGCGTAACACTTCGTGTAGGGTGCGCCGTCCCCCGCGGGGTTCAGATCGCTTACCCAGATCACGGACCAGTCGCTGCCAGCCCACCGCACCTTGTCCCCCGGCTGCGGCGTCGTGCCGAGCCGCGGGGCCAAGTGAAACTCCAGAATGTTCCGACGCTCTAGCGACCCGAGAGCGAACTCCGAGTCCTTCCCCGGCGGCAGCGCGATTCCCTTCATGCTGAAGGTGGTCGACACCGCCGTCTCCGTTTGAGTGACGGGGTTGAACGCGCTCGCCGACTTACGGGTGAACGTCACCGTAGCGCCCTTGCGTGAGAGCAGGGCGTGTGCTGTGTTCGCTTGGGCGGCGTACGTCGACACGACTTACTCCGTCCTCAAGTCCACCTCGGGATGGTCATTCATCCCGATCCGGAACTGGGCGGGCATCTCTGGCGCTGTCCACAGCGGGCCAAGGATGCTGTTCGGGTCGCGCACATACTGCTTGAGCAGGTTCTGTGCGAACGTCCACACCTTGCCGGTGGGGGCGTTGTCCGCGTAGGTCACCGAGATCGGCCCCACGCTTTCGCTCTTGACCATTCCACCGCGTGCCTCGTCGGCATACAACGCTTCGGTCAGACCCTTAAACGCCAACTCGGCGCACGCCTGCTTGACGCGGGCAGGCACGCCGGTGACCTCGTAGTCGGACCAGTCGGTCAGGTCTGCACGCGGGAACTCCAGCGCCTGCGTCGACTTGAGGCGCTGCCCTTTGTAGCGGTTGTAGGTGTCGACCCAGCCGGTTGCCAAGCGGATTGACGCCTCAAGCTGGAAGTCCTCATAGTCCTCCCAGCGGTAGTTCCGGCTGCTAGCGAACGTCTTAAACTCGGCGAGCGAGATGTAGGCGTCCGCGTTAGACAATCCAGTTCCGTCCTCAACGGTCAACGCCATATCTCACCTCATGCCATTCGTGCCAATTCCCGCTCTGCCTGCTCCTTGGGGAGCGGTCCAGCGAGGACTTTGCCAGCCGCATCAACTACTTCGAAACGCCCGAATCCCTTGTGTCGAATCGCGGGACCACGAGCCACCTCCGCGACCGGCGTCTCCTCACGAGGCGGCGCGGGCTGCGGCTTGATCTTGATGACCGGAGCCGCAGGCTTGATACCTGCAGCCTCGTCTACGACTTCGATCATGCGGGCGTCGTACATCTGGCGAAGCCGTCGCGGCTCAATCCCCTGTACGCTGACCGGATCATCGAAGTTGTACGTCACGCCGTTCATCACGAACGGGCGACCGGCCTTAAAACTGCTGTCTAGTGAAAATGGGCGTCGTTGTGTCATGGCTTTCCTACGACGGGCGTTGAAGGGAAAGGCGGGGCGGGCGGCACGACTGCACCACCCGCCCCAACCCAGTTAGGCGACGACCGTGCGCCAGAAAGCGCCGAGATCAGCCGACACCAGCTTCATGTCGAAGCTCATGTCGATCTCAACGCGGTCAGCACCCAGCGCCTCAAGCCGGAACGACTTGATGCGGTTGCCGTCAGCGCCCGAGCCGAGGAGGCCGGTCCACGAGAACGTGTAACCAGCGGTCGGCGTCATGAGACCCGGGGAGGTCGCAGCGTGGACGAGCAGGGCAGCCTTGCCGCCGATGAAGGCGTGCGAGGCGCTCTGGCCTTCCTTCGCGGTGTTCTCCACAGCGTTCATGACCAGCACCTCGTCCACGTTGAACAGGCGAGCGAGGGTGTCGCTGCCAGCCATCGCGGGCGAACCGACACCGGCCTGACCGTACTTGATGCGGTCAATGATGTCGGGGTGGTCGAGGAGCGCGTCGTACACCGCACGGCCCACCACGAGCTTGTTCGGCTCGTAGCCGGTCGACTGGGCAATCGCACGCTTGGCACCGCGGATGTCCTCAATCGGGGTCGAAGCGGCATCGCTCCACTGCTTCACCTGACCAGAGGAGGGCGAACCGGAAACGCCCTCGTAGTCGTTGGACCACACGCTCTGGGCGAAGAAGTTCGCCACGAAGAGCTTCTCGCGCTTGATCAGCGCCTTGTGGGTCACGTACTGAGTGGCCTCACGGTCCGGGGAAAGGACCGCGTCCGCATTGGCACGCACCTCGTCCGGGATGTCCTTGTGGAACGAGTAGCGGTTGCAGAAGTACGTCGGGGTGTTGTCGAGGCGATAGCCACCACCAGCCGACTCCGTGCCGGGGGCACGAAGGGCCATCTCGTCGCGGTTGAAGTCACCACGCTCGTAGGTGTAGTAGCGGTCGCTCTGCTTGGCGACGGGGATGTTCGGGAACACCCGCGTTGCCACGAAGTTGGCGGCGTTCTGAAGGAACGCCACGCTGATGTTGGTCAGCGGCTGGTTGACGTGTACGTCGCCCGGGGTCGGATTCATGTTAGATCACTCCTATACGAAAGACGTTACGCGAGGGCCGCGAACGGGAACGGGTTGATGAGGACGGGGATGATGTCGCCAGAAGCAGCGCCAGAAAGCGCCACGCCGAGGACAGCATCACCAGCCGACGCCGCGGCAATCACCGCGCCGTTTGCATCCGCAGTCACGCGTGCGCCCGCGGTGATCGAACCACCGGCGACGGCCTTGCTGACACCGGCGTACGCGACGGTGGCGTCGCGGCCAGCAGCAGCAGGCTTGTTCTGCAGAACACCGACCACCAGCGAGGTGGCCCCAGCAACAGCGGCCTGCCCGCTGCTGTTGACGGTGATGCACTTGAACTGGGAACCCGAGAGGTCAGCGGCGGCAGGCAGCGAGACACTCTGGACAGAATTGTCGAAAGCCATGGATGTAACTCCTACGAAGAAAAGGGTTGCTTACGCTGCCCGGCGCTTGGACTTGGCAACGTAGGCGTTGTAAAGAGAGGGGTTCTCTTCCATCGCCTTGACGTACGCCTGCTCAAAGGTCATGCCGGTGTTGACCTTCTGAATCTCGGTTGCCTTCGCCTTGAGAAGCTCCTCCGGCTCGCCATCGACGGCGGCGTCGCTTCCCACAGACTTGAACAGCGCCGACTGGTCAGCCACCTCGCCAGCACCCTTGAGCAGGGTCTCCAGCGTCGCGGCGTCCTCAACCGTCGTCATTCCCTTGGCAACGCGAAGGAGGAGCGGGCCAACAACCTCGGGGCTGCCGACCTTGATGTCTTTGGCCTTGGCAATCGCCTCGGTCAACTCGCTCTGTTCACGCATCTTGGCGATCTCGGCCTGCGCGGCCTGCGCCTTCGCCTCGGACTCCTCAAGGCGCTTGCGGATCGACTCCGGCAGGCTCTTGAGAACGTCCTCTTCCGCAGCCGGTTCGGCAGCGACTTCGGCGCTCTTGGTCAGCGTCTCGATCTCGGCGTCCTTCGCCTTGATCACCTCGCCAGCATCTTTGAGGGCGGCTTCGGCTTCGTCGGCACGCTTTGCAAGTGCAGCCAACTTTGCCTCGGCATCCTCAAGTGACTTGGACAGCGTTTCAATGTCCATTACATACTCCTTGAGTGAAGCGGCAGCCGTGTTGGCTGCGTCGGTTTCGGCAGAGGGACTCCCTGCCAGCGTCTGCGCCACGCGTGGCGCGATTCCTTCAATGGCTTTCTTCACACGGGCCATGAGGAGCTTGGTCTTCTCGTCCTCATCTTCCATGCCGTCCGCGTCCGTAGACTCGTCCTCTTCCGTAATTTCGACTTCGATACCCTTCGTGGCGGCCTTCTTGCCGCTCTTGGCTTTGACGATCAGCACCCTCGCCTGCTCGTTGGCGGGGTCGTCTACGAGGCTGATTTCGTCAATGCTCATATCGGTGAGTTGCTGGGCCATTACTTCTTCTCCACGGGAATACGGCGACCGCGCCCGCCGATGCTGAAAGCCCGGAGGACACCCTTGCGGACCTTCTCCTGAATGTCCTTATCGTGAATCTCCATGCCGATCCACCAGCCGCGCTTGCCGTCGGTCAGGCCGACAGCTTTCGCAAACGCGTCGTCGATGATCACAGACTCCACAACCTCACCCACGGCGTTGCCTGAGTGCATGGCCTTGGCAACGCGGTGGTCGCAAATAAACTGGTGCGCGGCTTTGCGGAGTTCATCGATGCTGACGACGTCCCCTTGGTGATCGGTAATAGGTTTCCCATCCTCGACGGCAACACTCGCCCAGCCGCGGACAAACCGTCCGGTCGAGTCAGCCTTTTCAAAGTTGAAAGAGACGCCTATTTCCATCAAGCCCTCACGGGTGTCATCAGCGTGACTACGCTGTACTGCTTGCGGGTGCAGTGATACCCGTAACACGCCTTATCAGCGTGTGGAAGCGTCAGAATGAGAAAAAGACTGACGCGCCCGAGTGGGGTATCAACGATGTGATATCGGCTTTCTTATTCTTCGGGCGATTCGCTTGGAATGCCCAGCAGCACATAGGTGGCGTCTTCAAGCAGGACGTCTGTGCGGAACTGTCCCTGCTCATCATCAATCATATCGCTTTCTGCGGGAATCACAACGGTATCAATGAAGTCACCAGCCAAGCGCTGCAGAAACTTCTGGCACGCATCCTCGGGTGTCGACTCTTCCGTGATCGTCTGCTGAAGATGCACGCCCAGTTGCTCTGGCGAGTTCCAGCCCGTCGCGGAGTAGTCTCCGTCCTTCCCCAAGAAAATATCAGCGTACTGACCCGCTAGCGCAACCACCCGCTCGGTTGCCGCTGTTCCCTCCAGCTTGTCCTCGTTGTACGCCTTGCGGACGTCGAGTACCGCATAAAGGTACTGCCGCAGCAGGCGCTCAACGGTCGCGGCGCTGTTTAGGTATTCGCCGTCTGATTCAAAACCGTCGAACAGGTTTTCGCCGCGCTCCTTGGCGCGTTCTTCTGTCCCTTCGATTTCCGTACGGTTTGCCATAGGCGTGTTATACCACTTGTTGAGGGGCGTCTGTTCCTACGTCCAGTCGGGCGGCAGCATGAGTACCCGAATGTCATACCGGTTCCCGTTCTTCTTGATGCTCTGCAAAATAAAGCGGGTGTTAGGGAGAATGCTGATTTCCTTCTCACTTCCATAGCCACCGGAGCCATGCGAGTCAATGGCCTTGGCTCCCTTGGCATACACGAACTCAACGCGGTGCTGCCCGAAATTGGAAGTTGCCGTCGGGGAATACGAGGTGGGCATCGGGCCGCTGCACTGCATGACGGTGCCGGGGCCGGACTGGATCAGCTTGTTGATCATGTCCTGCGTCATGTTCTGCCAGCGGTAGATCGTCGTGCCCTCTGGCTTCTCCTGCGCGTACTTCAGCGCCTCGCTGGCGACCTGCTTCAGGTCGTGGCCCTGATAGGTCTTCTTGCCAGCTCGGTAGGCTGAAATCACGCCACCGGACTGCACCATCTTCACGAACGCCTTCGCGCCGCTCGACATCTTGACGTAGTCCGACGACGCCTTACTCACATCGGCGCTCGTTACGTCCATCGTTTTCTTTGGCATCAGCGCGTCGGGGTTGTCGATCTTGCCGAGGCCAATCCAGAATCCGATCTTCTCGTTGTTGGCGACCTTGTTGATCGTCGTCCCGTACTTCTTCGACGGGAACGCCGCGCTGACCTGCGAGACGCTCGTCGCGTGTCCCACCGAGAACTGCTTCAGCGGCTCCGGCGGGTTCGCCACTTCGTCCATCACGGACAAGCAGCCGTCGTAGAACGCCTTGAGTTCCTTCGCGGGGTGTTCCGACAGCGGCTTGGAGCCGAGGATGTTCCCGGTCTCCTTGTCGAGCGATTCGTAGGTCATGTTCCGGAGCGCGACGTAGTCACCGCTCTGGAAAATCTGCTGCACCTGCTGCGCGAGCTTGTTGTTCTGATCGTTGACCCACGCCTTCGACGAGGCCGCGAACTTCGGCATGGTCGGCGCAATCGCCTTGCTCATGTCGAGCTTGGAGAGATTGACCTTGCCTGCCTTTGCCGTCGTTGCAGCGGGGTGGGGCGGGGGAGGCTGCTGGCCCACCGTCTTGGCGGCTGCCGCGGCTCGCTGGGGCGTAACGCCCCCGTTGAGTGCTGGGTGCTGGCCCTTCTTCTGCCCCGTCACCACAAAGTGCGTGGAGCCGAGCGACTTCAGCGCGTTGTTCGCCAGCTGCGCCTGCTTGTGTCCGTAGGTGTTGGTCCCGTAGTTGAGCGACAGCAGTCCCTTGACGTCGCCGCTTTCCGCGTACGCCTTGATTTGCTGCACCTTGCTGTTGTGGGACGCCGCGTTGCTGTTGGTGGTGGGCAACAACGCCTTGTCGAAGTCGGGCATCGCGGGCAGCGGCTTGGTGTCCTTCGGCGGCGGGACCGGCGTGCTGATCGCCTTGTCAGCCTGTGCGGCTGCCGCCGTGACCTGCGCTCCCTGCTTGGCCTGCAGGTCTTTGACGAGCGCGGCGTGGTATGCCGCCGCCTTGAGGCCGTTCGCCGTGCCAGACTTCCACGGCACGCCGTCGGCGTAGAGCTTGCCGCCTACCCCTTGGAAGGACTGCAGCCCCGCCAAGTCGCCTGCCGCGTGCTGCGCCGCGAACTTGTCGACCATGCTGTTGTAGTACTGATCGGCGTACTTCGTGCCGGTCGTAAACACCGGCTTCGCAGGGACGTCGGACGGTGGCGTCATCGCCTGCGCGGACTCCATCTTCGTCATCGTTGACGCGATGAGGCCGAGGCGGGCGAAGTTCTTGATCTGCGCGTCGAAGCCGCTGACACCGGGGTAGGTGTTCTGAAGCTCCAGCGCGAGGTTTGCCAGCCCCGTCTGGTCGCCGTTGTTGGTCAGCGTGGCAATCTTTGAGATGAGAACGGTGTGCGCGGTGAGCGCCGCCTTCGGCATCTCGCCGAGCATCGCCACCTTGAACTCTTTCGATGTAAGCCCGCCGTCAGCCAGCAACTCTGCGGCTGCCTTCTCTGCCTCTTGCACCATGTCGCTGGTGGCTTTGTAGGCGGTGTACGGGTCCATCGTGATGGCTTGAGCCGCCGCAGCGGCGATCACGCCAGACGATGCGGGGTCGTCGGTTTCCGCGGCTTTTAGCGCGGCAGCCCCGCCGATCTGATTCAGCACCGCGTCGCGTCGTGCAATCAGGTTCAGCGCCAGCGCCGCCTTCTCGGCTGGGTTCGGTGGCCCGTATGTGTCGACGAGCTTCTTGATTGTCTCGTCCGATACGGTCGCCAGTTGTTGTGCGCTGGCCTGCAGCTGTGCCTGCGTCATGGACCCGAATACGGTCGACTGCTCCTTCGTCGTCTGCCGCATGGACGTCAGTTCCGGTGCGGATGCGTCGAGCAGGCCACCCTTCACGCCGTGCGCTTCGCCCTTCGGCAAGCCTTGAGCGCGAAAGAGCAGGGCACCACCCGGGTCAATGCACGCGGCTTTGCCGTCCGGTGTGATGATCGTGTTGTCGTAGCCCATGCCCAGCACGTCGTAGTTCGCCAGCCACGCGTGCGTGGCGTACGTCGCCTGCGCCGCGGCAACGTGCGCGGGGTTCTTCGGGTTGAAGGCAGCGCCTTCCATCATCTTGCTGGCGACACCAAGCCCGCCGCCGTACTTGCCCTCCAAGTCGACGAGCCGCATTTCTGGCGCACCGACGCCAGCGGCCTGCATGAGCTTTGCCGCCAGCACCTCGTTGCGTGCGCGGGCGTCGCTGACGCTATCCGAGACGTTCCCACTGACCTTCTGGGCGTTGCCCTTGACCAGCCACTTATCGCCTCCCTCTTGGTACATCGCGCCGGGGTTGGAGCCTCCCGGCTTCGCGCCAACCTGTGTGCCGTAGCTGGAGAGCGCCTTGGGGCCACGAATGGCGTCAGCCGACGCGGTGGCCTTGGTCTTGTGCGTGACGTCGCCGCGCACCTGCACCGCGTACTGATAGACGCTCGCGCCCCACTTAACGTGCGACGTTCCCTTCATCCCCGACGCGTACTTGCTGTCAGCGTCCTTGTGCTGGGCGATGAAGTTGTCGAGCGAGGCAAGATTGCCCGCCTGCGCCGCCGAGTGAATCGCGTTGATCTTCTTCTGGTAGACGGGGTTCTTGCCGTCGATGCCACCGGCGATCTTGGGCGGCAGCGTCACGCCGTCAGCGCCCATCGCCTTCCATTGCCCGCCGAGTGCGGACCCCGAGGGCCAGCGCGGCTGCATCGTCCACGCGCCAGACACCGGACCCTTGGCTTTCTTGAGCGGACCGAACGACAGCAAGTCCTCTAGGTCGTCGAGAATCTGCTTGTCGTGCGTCCGGTTCAGGAGTTTCTTGGCGTCCTTGAGTGTCGCCAGATTGATCGCCTGCGACTCCCAACCCATGTTCTTCGGCGTACCGGTCGTGCGGCGAGCAAGGTAGAACCGCGCCTTCGACGTGTCACGCTCGTAGTCCCCGAGGATGCCAACGATCTTGATTTTGAGACCCGTCTCCTCGTACGCCTCCTTGATCGCGTTCTGCTGCATCGTGAGGCCGTCCTCGACGGTCCCCTTGGGGTAGGTGTTCTGGTAGCCGCCGTAGCTGTTGGTGGGCCGCGTGAGCCACACGCGCCCGTCGTCCTCGACGATCAGCACGCCAGCGCCGACCGACTTCTTCGGGTTCGCCTCAAACGGCAGATCGGCGTCGAGCTTCTCGTTGGTCCCCGTGACCTTGGCCCAGCCATCCTTCGGCGGGTTCCACGTTTTCATCGCCACGCCGTTCAGCGTGTCGGGAGCGTCTCCGCCCGGGGTGAATACCGCGGTCTTGTTCGGGTCGGTCCACGTACTGCGATGCGACGGCTTGCTTGGGTAGTTGATCGTGACCGCCGCGCCCTTGTCGTTGACCTTCGGGTGCGGCTTGGCCCCCGGAGGCGGTCCCTTGGGCTTGGGCGGGCTGTAGGAGCCGCTGCCGTAGCCGCCCCCAAACAGGCCACCAAGGTAGTTCTTGAAGCCGCCTGAAGCCCCGCTACCGCCGCCGCTCGTGCCCTTGGGGGCGAACTGCCCACCAACGCCTCCCGGCGACCCAGAGGGCCAGCGGTTCCAGAACCCCTTCTGCAGGGACTCCTCAACCGCCTCCTTGATGGCGGCACGGAGGGCGGCGAGTGCAGCGCGTGCTTCGGTTGCTTCAGGGGTAGCCATGTCAGCTTCCCTTCGACGGCTTGGCGCTCTTTTTCCGAGACATCGCCAGTTCGTATCCGGTCTTGCGCCCGGGCTTCTGCATCTCGGTCGACGGCACATGAACGTCACCGACGTCCGGCGACATCTTTTCGATGCCGTTGACGATCCCCTGCGCCCAGTCTCGACCCGCGTTGCCGCCCCACAGCAGCCACGCAATCGTGCCAGCGGTCGGGCCGCCGTCAGACTCCTTCTCGTCGGGGCGGTAGTTCTTCGCGTGCCGCGAGAAGAACGCGTGCATCCGCTTCACGGTCTGCTGCGAGATCGCGTCGCCGTTCTTGAGATTCACAGCACGCTGCACGCCGGAGCCGATGCCCTGCGCGGACGCCTCGGCGTTGGACAGCCCGCCGCGGTTCCACTTCTCGCGCAGCTTCAGGCCACGCGCCGCGGCGCTCTGCACGCCAGCTGGCGGCGAGTACGTCTGGTCGGCTTTATTTAGCTGCTCCAGAACACGTTCCGCACCGGCAGATAACTGCGAGATGCGTTCGGCAAGTTTTGATACGCTCGTGTTGTCCATAAGGTGACTCCGTCAATGCAGCGGCTGACCGACTACGACATCTACAAAGAACTCGTGACGCTTGCTGACCGCCTTGACGCGATGGCAGACAAGTCGTTGTCGCTGCGTTCGCGTTCTGCGCTCAAAACTGCGTCCGAGATGTGTCGCAAGCTAGCCTCCGCGTTCTTTAAGGCGAGTTTTTAGGCTTTCCCCCCGGTCAGTTCCTTGATCCGGTTGTCGATGTGTGTGGCGTGGTCGTTCAGCGCGACCTTGTAGCGGAGCGGGGTGCTGCGACCTGTGCTTCGCGCCGCCGCGTCGTAGCTTTCCGCTTTGACCTTCAGGTTGCTTTTCATCTGCTGCAGCCGAGCGACGTTCGTGATCGTCGCTGGGTTGGTTGACCCGAGCAGCGCTGCCGCTTGTGCCGAGTTGTAGTGGGTCTTGCGCGAACCGCCACCGCCCTTGGGCTTGCGCCCCTCGTTGGCAACACCATCGCCGTCTCCGTCGCCCGGAACCTTCTTGATGATCCGGTCGAGTACGGCGTGCAGTTTCTTGATGCGTTCAGCCATGTCTGTCATTTCTGGTCTCCTTGCGGTGTCGGATCGCGTGCCTCTACGCCACGGGATCGGCATCGCTACTCCTGCAGCTGCGACGGTTCGTACTGGCGATACACGACGGTGCAGCGGCAGTTCGGGTGAATCGGCGGGAGCGAGACGGGGCCGTCCGGTGTCAGGAACGGCTGCGCGTGCTTCACGCCCTTCTTGGGGTTCATGCTTGGGATGGGGCCGCAGATTTCGCAGAGCCGCTCGTCGCGGGCGACCACCCATTGCTTGCGGGTCAGTTCCTCTTTGACGACGCCTTTCTCTAGCGCCTGCTGCCACGCGTCTTGGATGCCGATGTTGTTGGTGCGCGTCGCTTCGGTCCGGGCAATCGTGCGCGACCGATACGCGAGGTACTTGCGCTCATAGGCGGCGACCATCTTGTCGATCTGCGCCTTGGTGAGCGGCGTGCCGTTGTCCATCGCACGCTGTAGCTGCCCGTCGAAGCGGAAGTCGCGCAGGCGGCGCTCGTTGATGCCGTCCTTGGGCGTGCCGTCCGGGTTCAGCGCCAGCACCTGCGTGCCGTTGACGCGGCTCACTTTGTTGCCCAGCCCGAAGCCGCTCGCCGACCGCCGCTGGTGGAAGGTCTCCAGCTGCTTGCGGTAGTTCTGCACCGCCTTGGCCTGCCGGTCGGTCAGCCCAATGATCCCCTTGACCTGACGGGCGACCTCCTTGGGGTTCGCGCCAGCCGTCATGCCGTCCAGCAGGTACTGCCGGATGCCTTCCTTCGTCTGATCGTTGATCTGGCGAATGAGGCCGAGGCTGTAGGTCTGCAGCCACGTGAGGAGGCGGGGGTTCAGCTGGTTGAAGGCGAACGTCGCGCCCTTTACGCCCAAGGCGATCTGGGCCGCGGTAGCGCCCCCAGCCGCGTACGCCCCGGCCTGTATGGCGGGCGTTAACGCCTCCAGCGGGGCAAGGGCTGCGGGGAGGTCGAGCAGCCGCAGCACCTTGCCGATGTTGCCCTCCTGCAGGGCTTCGGCGATCAGGTCTACGTCAATGGCCCCTTGCTGGGCCGTCAGGGCGTCAAGGATGGCCTTTCCGAGGTTTGCCTCTAGCTTGAAGGCCAAGGCTTCGATTTCGGCTAGGCCGCCGGAGCGTGCCTTCAGCACGACCGTCCGAGCAGGGCGGTAATCCGGGGGGAGGGGGCGATTAACGCCCTCCCGAACATCCCCCAAAACCCGCCCCTTGGCCCCCTGACTACCCATACAGTATCACTCCCGTGAGAAAACCGCTTGACTCCTAGCCCCTACGGTTGCAAAGTATCACCACGGTGATACAGGAAGGGCAAACGCCAACACGGCGATGATACCCGGAACGTATCGCAGAAACGCCAAACGCACAACAGCAAGGAGAAAGCCGATGAGTACCTTCCAAGGCGACAAGATCAAAAACGCCCTCGACACGGTAGCCGCCGCGGTAGAGCAGCTTGGGTACGCCAGAATCAGCCCGGAAAGCCTTGAGGCTCTAGAGCGCACCCTGCCGCAGCAGCCGCCCAATGTGTGCGCCGCCTTCCACAACGTGATGGCTGGTTTCCGGGCGCTTCTCGCCCCAGCCGAGTAAGGGGGAGCCGATGCCAATCGCCAACCCTACGCAGTACTGGACCGCCGCCGCGCAGAAGGCGCTGCTCAACCGCCGCATCGTCGCGGTGCGCTACATGACCGATCAGGAGGCCGCGGAGTTCGGCTGGTACTGCAAGCCGGTGGTTCTAGAGCTAGACGATAGCTCGCTCTGGTGGCCCTCCTGCGACGACGAGGGCAACAACGGCGGGGCGATGTTCTCCACCAACCCCACCGCCGACTGCCTTCCCGTACTGCACTCGGAGGCCGCATGAAGGGCAGCAAGAAGGGATGGGTTACGGACCGCCGTCACGGTGGCCCCTACGACCGCGGCAGGGCCGACAGCTACTACCGCCGCCCCCGCCGACCGCACTACTTCGTGGGCGGCACCTACATGAGCGAGGAGGTCACAGAGGAGCGGATGAGCGCCGAGTCGATTGCCGATTACCACCGAGGCTTTGACGAGAACGAGGCGTCTGGCACCTACAAGGACTACGAATGAAACCCCGCATCAAATACCTGATTCACATCGAGCAAGAGGGCCGGAGCCGCTTCGTGTTCTGCCAAGAGGCCGACGTCGGCGCGGTTGTTTGGCACACGCCGGATTGCAGCACTTGGTACGTGAGCGAAACCGAGGACTACCTGTGCATGAAGCCGATTCGCAACGCGCCAGAAAAGTGGCACACCGAACTGGAGGCGATTGGGTACGCCTTCCAGATCGTTCGTAACGCCGCCGAGGAGCGGCTTAACCCAGAGGAGGTCGTATGAACACCGCTATCAGAGTTCTTGCCGGAACGACCGGCAGTTTCGTTTTTGCCGCGACCATGGTTTGGGTTCTCCTGAACTGGTTGCTCAACTGCCAAACATGGGACCAGAGCCTCTGGACCGAATCGTCCTCCTGCATACCGCCGGGAGAGTTCCTGCAGATGCTCGCTGACATCGCCCGGTCAGTTACGCAGAAGGTGCTGCCGTGACCCCAGACCATCCGCACCTGAAGTACTTCCTGTACCTGAACGAACTGCGCGAGTCCGGGCAGACGAATATGTTCGGCGCTCGTCCATACCTGCAGGAGGCGTTTGGGATTGACCGCGAAGAGGCCAGCAAGGTGCTGACCGCGTGGATGGAGTGGTTCAGCAACAACCCGGAGAACCGAGACCTATGAACGCAGCCAAAGAGCAGGAGATGGAGCGCGAGGTCGAACTCGCCTACGAGCGCAGCAGCATCGGGCCGGTACTGATCAACGACGAGATGCTGGCTCGACTACTGGTCCGTGCTACTCGGAACAGCCTGAAGTACACGATGGCAGAAGCCCTCGACGAGATTCAGAAGGAGCGTCGAAAGTATGCGATCAAAAAAGCCACCGCCGCCGTTTCGCGTGGGCAGCTTGATTCGACGCCGCGGGCGAAAGACGGTGCGGGTCGTTGAGCGGGTGTATCCCAAGGGACACATCCTGCACGGGATGGTGCGTATCAACGAGCCGATTTCTGGAATGCGGAACTGGCTCTATGAGGAGATCGAAGTCGTCCGCTACTAGCGAGGTGCCCTATGGTTGAATGGATAAGACAACTGCTGCGGTCATGGCACGAACTGCGCCACTACGATCAGTACCGCGTCCCGCCGCCCAACGTCCGCTGCTCTCGCGGTCGCCGCTGCCGGGACGGCGACTACTGGTAGCCCCTAACCCCTCGCCTTGCGTCGCTTGAAGGCGAGATAGTCGGCAGCCTCAAACGGCTCCGCAAAACACGCCACGTGCCCCGTTCCGCGGGCCGATGGGTCCACGACCGCGACGATGCTATGCCCGTGGCCCTGTGAGCCGAATCCCAGCCGCTCCGCGTAGGAGTCGATGGTCTTGTAGCCCTTGGCCCGTGCTAGCCAGTACAGCGTGCCACGATGGCTATGTTCGCCCCCAAACAGCGCCCAGTTGTGCTTGTGGCCCGCCACGTAGAGGTGCGCGTAGTCGCCCCACAGCGCCTCTTTCTGCGGCCCGTGGAGCGGGTTCCATTGGCTGTGCCCGGGGAAGTCGTGCGCGACGTGCAGCCGAAACTCGCTGCCGCCCGGGGACTCTAGCGTCACCTTCGCGCCCCAGTCCTCCATTGTCACGTGATGCGGCTTGAAGCGCTCCAGCGCGTCGACGCCGACGGGACCGTTCCATAGATCGTGGTTGCCGGTTACCCATAGGAACCACGGCACGCCCGCGTCGTTCAGGAACCACTTCACCAGCTTCTTGGCGGTGCTTTCTGACGTATCGGTCTGCGACCACAGATGGGCAAGGCGTCCGCACCAGTTGTTGGTCGTGTCACCCACATTGACGCAGAACATCGCCTCGGTCTTTCGCGCTAGCTCGACGTGCGACCGCAACGTCACCCAATCGCATCCGTTGTCGTCGATGTGGGGATCGCCCCAAAACATGATCGCGTACGGACCAGTGACGGGGACTTTGAAGCGACGCCATTTCTTGGCGGTGGCGTGTTCCACGCGCCGCGTGTAGCGGCGGCACATCGTGTCGATTAGCTCCTCGACCGGGATGTCGTCATCCGGGAGGGCCGTAGCGGCTGGGACACGAGGGTTGCTGGCGGTCTTGGGAGTCGCCTTGGACCAGAACTCGCCCTCGTCGGTGCGACCCCAGAGACCAAGATCGCGTGCCTTGTAGGCGCGGGTCTTGAACTTGGCGACCGTCAAACCACCGCGCTTCTCCGCGGCGTGCGCTGCCTGCACAACGTTCCCGTCGTGTTCGGCTAGTATTTCGATGATCGGAAGATAGACGTGTTCTGGGAGTGTTGGTGTTGGCATACCGTAGGGGGGAGCCTCACGTTCGTGTGAGGGTTACGGCACGCGGTCTTGCTTGTTGTCGAGTTTGTCCTCGATTGACTTGAGACGCTCAAGAATCTGATTGAACTGCTTGTCCGTATGCTCGTTCTGGACCTCAAGTCGCGTGATTCTGGTGTTCAGCTGGACCCACACGGCGATACCGCCACCCAGCAAACCAAGTGTGGTGATTAGTGGTTGAAAAGAAAGTTCCATTGTCCTGTGAACCCCAGCGCAAGACAGCGCGTGCAAGTTGTGTATCGAAAGGTTGTTATGCTTGCAACGCTAGCAACGAAGTTATGCGCGGCAAAGACCGCACACAGGATGGAATATCAGCGGGTTAATACTCTGCTGTGTCGTTAACCTGTGCGAGCATCCCGCCAATCGAATCAACAAACTGCTCATTACTAGACAACTTGTGTGAGATCACGTCAAGCATTGCGTGTGTTACTTCGTGCCAAAACGTATGTCGCAACATTGACCGCGGCTGTCGTCGCAATGATATCTGGTTTTTTGACGGCTCCCAGATACCCATGGCATCGTCGTACTTCCAATCGGCGTTACTAATCACCTTTACCGTAATCCGGTGGCCCATGAGATGGAAGGCTTGCGGGATGCGGCGCATGGCTAGGTCAACAACAGCTTTCGCTCGTCGTTGCGACGCTTGACCAGTCCCGGCAGCACCCGACCACCGCCCTTGGTCCACATCAACAATCCCTCTGCGGCCCCCTCCACATCGCCGCGGTTGTACCGCATCCTCACCGAGGACCGCTGAAGATTGCCGAGACCCACGTTGAAAGCGAAGGAAACAAGGGCGTCGAAGTGGCTTTGACGATCAACAGCAGCAGGGCAAAGACGGGCCACGCCTCGCTCAAAACGCACAAGGTCTTGAGCAAGGAGATCGTCCACTTCAGCATCAGTCCAGACACGGTTGTCCTCCGGGCGTAGCGGGTACTCCTTCCGCAGCGGCTTGCCCACGTTCTCCGGTGTCCGAACCGCTGGAAGCGCGACTTGCTCCGGGTAGAGCAGGTGGCCTACGCCGACGGTGTGCAGGAACGCGGGGCAGAGGTACGGCCTGCGCCGCACCCCCTCGTGATGCTTCAGCATCCGAATGCCCGCGTCGCTTGTCCTCATTTCTTGCTGAACGCCTGCGACCCAAACCAGAACGCGATGACGGACGCCCAGATGATCTGGGTGTCCTCGTTCCACAGGTACTCCAGCGTCTTTTCGAACGGGACAGCCGTGTTCCACGCGTAGATGAAGCCCGCGATATCGACGAACAGCAGCAGGCAGAACATTCCGTAGGTGATGACCGGACGCACCGAGGCTCGCAGGTTGACCACCCACTGCGACGCGCCTTTGCCGATCTCGGCGTCGTGCTGGTAGAGCGACTGCCGCTCTTCGGATGCCGTCGTCAGCGCGACCTGCTCTAGCTTGATCTCCTCGACCTTGGCCTGCGCCAGATAGCCGCGCTCCAGCAGAGCGAGTTCCTTCTCTTTCTGCGCCGCCATCAGCGCCAGTTCGTGCTTCTTGTCCTGCCGGTCCTGAAATAGCTGCAGGAGCTTTGGGAGGCCACCGGCTAAAAAGGACGTCAGCGTTGACAGCAATGTCATCATGGGTGCGGCTCCGAGGGGCGGGTCACATCCCAATGATAAGCGGCAAATCAGACGCTACAAGAGACAAAGCGACGCAGACGCCTGCAGGACAGCAAAAAACTGTCCCGCGAAGCGTCGGCGAAGTAGGGCGGTGTCAGCAGCGTGACACCGGGGCGATTAGTTCGCCTTGGACTGGTCAATGACCGGCGGCTGCGCGGCCTCCTGCTGCCGCTGGGACACCTGCATCTCCAGCTGCTGCCGCACCCGCATATAGGTGTCGAGCGCGACCTTACCGGGAAGTTCCAGCAGCCCGCCAAGGATGATGTTGGCGTCGTTCGGGTTCACTTCGATCTTGAGCATTTCGTCCATCGTGCTTTCCTCGTGGTGGAGTTGGGGAGATGTTACAGCGGGTTACCAGTTGACACTTCGGCGTACATATCAAATGACCGTGACGCTAATACCGTTCCATCGCTCTTGCAGATCTGAAGAGTTCCTTGTGCGTATGCATAGCCGCTTGCCGGGTTTCCATTCACGTATGCCAGAACCATCCATTCACGCGTTGTTGACAGCGCGTGGAGCGCGTCGCTAGCTGGTGCGGACCAGAACGATCCGTAAAGGTTTGTAACGCGAGCATAGTAGTCACCAGCCGATCCGCCACCGGTCTTCCATGTAAACGACGCATAGTTTGTTTGCGCGGTCGAGGTGTTTCCGTATGCGTACTGTGCGGTGCCGTTGCTGTTCAGGACAATCTTGACGAACGATTCCGCGTAGTAAGCGTAGTTGTTGAAGTAGTAGTCGTTCAACGAAATCGCAGAAGAACCACCGGGATAGTCGTTAAGCGTCGCGGCAAGGCTTGATTTGCCATAAAAGTTTGAGAGGCTGATCGCGCCGCTTGAGACGCCCGCAAGGTTCCGCAGCGCCGTCTCGCCGAGGCTCGACGTAGCCGTAGCCGACCGACCAAGCTCTCTGTTAATAGAGCGGTCGGTGGTCGACCCGCCGATACTGATCTCGCCGGATGATACGAGCGGCATTTTTTAGCCCTTGCTTACTCTTCGGGGTTGGCGAGCGGCGATGGGGCTGGCGGCACGGGGGCCGGTTCCCACGGCAGCGGCTTGCTCTGCGCGGCAGCCTTCTCGACCTCGCGCTCAAGCACGATGGCGATGTGCGCCTTGCGCGGCTGCAGAACGTCATCCTGCGCCTCGACCCACGAGACGATCTGCGCCTCGGTCAGATCGCCGAACGCGGTGAATGACTCCGGGTCCGCGGCAGGCATCTTGACGGTGACCGGCAGCGTGAACTCGCAGGTTCCGTCGACGCCGGTGAGGCTGATATCGACTTCCTTGACGACGTCGGTCATACCGCTCTCGGTCTTGACGCGAACACCGTTGATCGTTGTTGAGTACACAATAGGCATTGCAATTCTCCTGTTAGACAGCGGGGGCGGGGGGTTGCGGAGCCACCGGCTCTGGCGGTGGGGGTGCCCACGGCATCGTCGCTTCAGTGATTGCCTTGTCAGCAATCTGCTTCGCAATCCTGCCGTTAACGTGCGCTTCATAGTCCCCAACAACCACGGCCTTGATCCACTCCAGAACGACTGCCTCTGTCAGCTGATCGAATGGAACAAACTGGTCCGCAGGAACGCTTGCGGCAGTGAACGGGGTCGCTCCGATGAACGATCCTTCGTTTCCATTCTCGTCGATTCCCTTCTTTTCCCAATACGTCTGGCAGACTGCTTTTGAGAGGGTCACGCCCGCCTCGTTCACCTCGTCACGGACCTTCATGCCCGTCACTTTCCACGAATAGGTTGTTGTCATTGCATCTTCTCCTTCAGAGATTTGATCTCAGCCACGGCGGCGTCGATCTGGGTTTGTTGTTCCTTGATGGCCTCAATGAGCAGAGGAACAAGCCGCTCATAGTCGATGGTGAGGTACTCCGCGCTTACCGGTGCGGGCTTGACGATCTCCGGCAGTACGCGCTGCACCGCCTGCGCCGAAACGCCAACTTCGCGTCGCGGCTCGTATCCGAGTCGTTGTGCCGTCGCGTTGGCCTCGTAGTAGAAGCCCTCCAGCTGCTTGACCTTGTCGACAGCGTTCGGAATTGTCCCGAGGTGTGTTTTGAGGCGCTCGTCCGAGTAGTAGGCCGTGATGTTGCCTGCTGCACGAATAGAGTCTCCGGTCGAGGACAAGTCGGCGTAATACGAAGTGTTGTTATAGTCGTAGAACACCGGAGCGCGGCAATCCCCGTATGCTTGGAACACGCCGTTCCAGTCCCAGTAAAACCTATCTGCACCGTTCATGTGCATATAGGTGTACGTGTGGTTGTAGCCGGACGAGTTCTTACTCATCTGCCCGATACGGAGTGTGCCGCCGTTCGAACCAGACGCTGCTGGGGTGTAGTGGAACCCAACCTGCCGGTCCCAGTCCCATCCACAGGACAGCAGCAACGACATCGTTCCGGAGGTCGTGATGTGCCACCAGTTCGTGTCTGGATAGCCAATTTGATACAACCCGGAACCGCCAACATAAACGGCGTCATAGCCCTTCGACAGATACGTCACGCGATTGGAATCAACCACGTTCATGCGTGAGGTACTTGCAGGGTCCGTGTAATATCCCGTGTCGTTGCTGTCGTAAAAGATTGGTGCCCGCAGGCTGCTTCCAGCCTGCAGAGAGTTGTTCACATATACGTTTGCAGCACCAAGAGCATCGCTGCTGTTGTTGACGGACATGACCTGCGAGGACATGTCGTAGTCGGTGTAGAACCGGATGCCTTGGTAGCTCGCGTTGGCACCGAGCTTGATGCCGGTGTGAAACGCGATACGAAGGTCAGGGTATGGATGACTCCACGACCCGCCCTCTTGGTAGATTGCATACGCTTCGGTGCCTAAACCGGAGTCGCCACCCTCGCCAATAAACTTAACTCGGCGGGTCAGCAGGTAGTTAAGGACACTGGTGCTATTCGGGTCTGCGTAGTAACCAGTGTCGTTGCTGTCGTAGAAGATCGGCGCACGAACAGAGGACCCTTCGACGAGGAAGTAGTCATCGCCAACGACTCGCGCACGCCAGCTTCCGCTTGAGTTCAGAAAGCCTATGTTGTTGCCGGTATCGGCGTACACATAGCCGCGAATCGTCCCCGCGTGGTTATCGCGGAACCGGATGCCACCGTTTGAATTACCGCCCAATGAGACGTTCCAGTAGTTACCGGAATCCGAGTAAAAGTGATTTCCGTACGACTGGTTGTAAATACCTGTCGCGCCGTAGTTGCGAAACCAGCCGCCGAGGTCGTTGTAAACGTCGCCGCAATAAATGGTGCTGAGACGGGATGACGAGGCTGGGTCGCAGTAGTAACCGGTGTTGTCCGTATCGTAGAAGATGTTGGAGCGAACGCTGTTGTATCCGTAAAGGATGCCCCACACTTCGTGAGATGCCGGTGACCTTGTTGCCCGCAGGTCTCCGGTGACTGCGCTAAAGGACTCGGTGGTCGTCTGCGCGGCGGTGTATGAGCCGCCCAAGTCCATGACGTTGTCATAGAACCCACCATTGTGGATTTTGCGAAGCACAATGGTGCCGTACGACCACGATGATCCGGACGTACCAAATACTACGCAGTACTGACCGTCCTTAAATCCAAGACGGATTTGCTTGTCGGTGTAGCCAAGGACATTGCACGCGGTGTTGTACCAATTGCCACTCCAGTTATGACCGCCGACGATTACGGTCGCCACTCTCGGCGAGTCGTACTCGTAGATGTCAAACACCATGTGAACCATGCCGTAGTTGCCAGAGCCTCCCGGCAACTTGAAGATCACCATGCCGCTTGAAGAGCCGCTGGCACTCCAATTGACGATTGGACGAGCAAGGTTATTCCCTTGGCGAACGGCGTTTCCTTCAACACGCAGAACACCGGTCGCTCTGGTTATGCCAGAGGTGCCGCCGTTAAAGACGAGTTCCGATGCGACGTCGTTCGCAAGTCCCCCACGAATCTGCATCTGATTGCTGACGTACACCGTCCCGCCGCTGAAGTACGCGCCATTCGGGATCGTGATGTAGCTGCCGCCGGAGGTAATCGACGGGTTGGATGCGGAAAACGAAAGGTTGCCCGTCAACGTCCCGCCACTTATGGGGAGTGCATAGCTGCTGTAGTTACCAGCATGAAGCAGCGTATTGGAGCCGCCTTGGAGGAGTACCCCATCGCCACGAATGACAAAGTTGATGTCACCGGAGTCGGCGTTGCCGTCCTTAAAGACGATGGACTCGCCGCCAGACGTCGCAATGACAAGTCCGGCAGCCCCGGTGCCGGTGTTGGCGAGGCTCTTGATGAACCCGCGCATCGTGTTCGCGCCATCGCTGAACGTCAGCTGGTTCGCGGAACGGAACTCGACCTGCCCCGTGAGTTGACCGCCGCTTAACGGCAGTTTTGTGCTGTCGGTAGCGGACGTCGCGGTAGCGGCGTTACCCGTGATGGAGATGCCCCACGTACCACTTGCACCGGAGCCAGTCAGGGAAGGCGAGTAGCTCGTGTAGTTACCGGCGTGGAGAACTTGGTTGCCGCCCTGCTGCAACGCGCCCGAGGTGGCGTTGATCGTGCTGCCCGAAAACTGAAGGTTTGCGCTGCTTGCCGCGACATTCAGCGTGCCGTAAGTCGACGTATCGCGGTTGTAAACGAAGATGTAGCCCTGACCAGCAGACATTCCGATCTCTGCCGCCTGTCCCGTCGCCGCGTTGCCGTTGTACCAACCGGTGAAGCGCCCCTGACCGGTAGCAGAAATGTCGCCGCTGAAATTGCGCTGTGACGTCGTTGCGGCGTTACCGGAAACGCTAATGCCCCACGTTCCGCTGGCACCGCTTCCCGTCAACGACGGCGAGTAGCTGCCGTAGTTGCCGGAGTGCAATACGGTTCTCCAAGTGGAATACCCAAGATTGTTCTTGGTGCGAATCCAGAGGTTTCCGTAGTCCGAGTTGTTGTGCCGAATATCGAACCCAAGTTGGGCGCGAATCCCGCTACCGAACGCCAGCCCGATTACACCGCCGTATGAAAATGGAGCGTCCCAGCTTGTGTTGGCAGAGCCGTAGCTGCTGTACGCGCCACCCGCCTCAAGGTCTGTGCTGAGATTGGTGGACGCTCCGATGTTGCGCGGCATATCCATCGCAACAGCGGACATGGCGCGATAGCTGTTGTCATACAAGACGTTGCCGTATAAAGCACCGGACAGCGTGCCGCCGGTGAGCGGCAGGTAGCTCGTGGCGTTGGACAACGGCGTGTAGCCGAGAGCGGTCGTGACTTGCGACGAGGTGAGGGTGCCGGTGTACGTCGGCAGATCGCCGGACGCAAGTGACGCGCCAGTCGTGACGCGACCTTTCGCGTCGACAGTCACCTTCGTGTAGGTGCCAGCCGTGACTCCGCTGTTGGCGAGCGTCGTGGCGAACGACAGGTTCGCAGAACCATTGAACGTGCCGCTGGTGCCTGTAACGTCTCCCGTTAAGGCAATCGTGCGGCCCGTTGCGAGCGTCGTTGCTGTGCCAGCGTTTCCCGTGACGCCGATAGGCCACGTTCCAGTCGCGTTGGTGCCGCCGACTAGCGCACGCTCGCCGAGCGCGTCCGAAAGTAATGCGTTGGTAATGCGAAGCTCGACGCGATCATTCGCAGACCACGCCGCGGCGGTTGTGCCGTCCTGTGCGCGAACGATGGTGAACGTGTCTGTCGACCGCGCCGTGACCTTCACGATCTCGTAGGAGCTTGGATTGCTGAACGAGATGATCGTGACGTAGAAGTAGTCCGAGCCGGAGATCGTCGGGAACAGCGCTCCCTGACCGGCGGTGACGGACATCGACGTGGCGACGTTGGTGATGCTACTCGCCAGCGCCGACACCGCGTTGTTTTTATACAGGATTGCCATTACGCAGCCCTCTTCAGTTCGTAAGCGTCCATGATCTCTGCTTGCACCGTGATGCCATCAACCGTGGCTGCGTACACGACGCCCTGCACGTAGACGGTATAGCCGACATCGGCAACCGCGGACAGGGCAGCGGCGTCCATAACCGAGGCCGTCGCGCTGAATTCTCCGAAAATTATCCTCTTGAGACGCGCATTGGCGACGGTCATCTGCGCGACAGCAGCCGCCTCAAGGTTGACCGTGAGCGCGAGCGTCGTGTCGACCGATGCGAAGCCGTAGTTGTAGACCGCGGTGTCTGCACCAAGCGGTATCGTGAGCGTGATACCGCCGTTGCCGTCGGCCTGCGCGTAGGCGATGCCGTCGACGACGTAGGCCACCGACGTTTCGGCGTAGGTGTCGGCGTTCGCTGCGCCAAGGCCGTCGAGCGGCTTGACCACATCCACGCCGCCCAATGCATCCGGGTCGGCCTGCGATACCGCGCCCATGTTCTTGGTCAGCGCCATCTCTGCCGACGCGCCCGGGGTGACCCCGGCGGTGGCGCTGGCAGTCATGTTGACCGTCAGGCCGAGTGCAGCAGCAGAGGTGCTAACCGACGCGATGCCCGACGCGCCGATGATCTTGGTGACATCGGCACCGGCGGTCGACTCGGCCCGACCGACGCCGAACGCGCCGAGCGGGACGTTGAGGAACAGCAGGCCGTAGCCGTTCGACGACGCGCTTGCCGTGGTCGCCAACACGAAGTCGACCAGCGGAGCGCCAGTCGAGGACGAGGTAGCGGCGACCGTGGTGCCGATGTTCTTGGTGACGCCAAGTCCTGCCTGCGACGCCGCCTGCGCCGTCGAGTTGCTCCCGACGATGTAGGCGACCGAGGTGACGCCTGTAGCGGTCTGCGTTGCGTATGACGCGCCACCGAGCGGCTTACTAACGGCTGGCGATACTATGGCGGTCGCGGTAGCTGCCGCCGCCGTGCCGATGTTCTTGGTAACCGCTAGCCCAGCTGCGCCGCTGCTGTCTGCGTTGTTCGTGCCTGCGACGACGTAGGCGACGGAGGTGAAGGCCGTTGCAGCGCTACGCGCCTGCGACGCCACCCCGATGAGCTTGGTAACGGCGAGGTCGGCCTGCCCAGCGTTGGCAACAGCGCCGACGCCGGTGACGGTGAGATTCGCGGACTTGGCGAGGTCAGCCGTCGCCGTTGCCTGCGCGACCGCAGCGCCCTCAATCGGGATCAGGAACTGGAGCGAGCCATCGCCCGACGCCGCCGCCGCCGATGCGCCGCCCAGCACGGCGGTCTTGGCAAGGCCAGCCGTAGCCGCCACCGCCGCCACCGCCGCTCCCTCGACGATATAGGCGACCACCGGGGCC